AGCCGCATTAAAGGCCGGACACATGGCCGCACCGACCACCAAGTGCACACGCTCACCAAACCCCTTGCCAACGGAGAGCCGTCCACACATGGGCGGAAGCCGCACCTCTCGATATGGTGGATAGCGGTCATTCCCAACTAGCGCCTGTTCGAGTAGGCTGCTCAAATGAGCGACGAACGACCAAACCGAGGGCACATGGATGCCCATCCCCAGAACAACTGGGAAACGGTGCAATATGACGCACGCTATGATGTCTATTGGGTCGAAGCTGGCGGAGCCAAACAGGCCCTGTTTTTCTGCCCATGGTGCGGTGAACGCTTCCCGCCATCTCAACGAGATCGCTGGTTTGACGAACTTGAAGCGTTAGGTATCGACCCCTGCATTGGCCCCATCCCTGAAGACTTCCAGTCTAGCGCATGGCGAGGCGTTCCAGCAGCATTAGCGTCAGTTCGGCGGACCGGCGCTATAGGCGCTATAGAAGGGCGATACATCGATTTCTTCGATATTCCTTTAGACGACGGCGCGGACGAGTAAGTCCGCAACTGGGCGCGAGCCGCCCGTCTCGTTGTGGTGGTGAGCCGTCGTTCCGGCTTCATGAACAACTCGGTCCTTTCGGGTCTGCTGCGAATAGTTCGAAGCGGCGGAAAAGTTAGAGGGCGCGGACGGCCCTTTCATTGACGGCGAGAGATGAGAATGCGCAAAAGCGCGCTTGCGGCCAGCAAGAGAGGAGGCAGTACCTGCAAAGCCATGCTGCCTCCAGCTGCAAAGGTCCCGCATGGGCTTGGCGAATCGAAACCGTAAGGATTTGAAGTCGTGACGCTTATGCCCAAGAGCGGACAGGTCGCTCTCAACAAACTTTCCAGATGTAAGCTATAGGGTATGGATGCTAACGTGAGTCCTGCGAGAACCAAGGCTCGATTTGCGACTCTGATATTTAGAATATGCCCTTTGCCAAGGATGGCTACCAACAGCCAATGGGCCAAGACCATTGAGGTCACAGGCGCGTAAAATATCAACAATACGTGTCTGTAATTCGAAGCTCTCGCCGTGATTATGGTTTGATCCGTTATGCCGGATTGAACGAGCAAATGCAGAGCGAGCCAGTACTGGGCGCCTGCGAGCGTACCCAGCGAAATAAGTGAATTTGCAAGTCCGACGGATGCGCCTCTGAATAGTTTTGCCCTGTCTGATTTGCCCTCAAACACCTTCATTGGAACATCATACCTGATCAGTGAATGTCCGCAATGGTGTCGTGTCCGGAACGGCGCTTATCGTCGGAATTGGTGGGGAGCGGACATCGTTCAATAGGTGTCGTCACGCTTATGATAAGGCCGTAGTCGTCCGATGCGACGCGCAGTCAAATGCGGCAATCGGGTTTCGAAATGACGAAGCTCATTAGACGCATATCCGTCCCCGAGTTTGGCACCTTGCCTTAGCCAATATCGGTAGCCAGTTAGATCTCTTCGGTTGAAGCATTGCACCGCCAAGTGCTGGGCAGCGCGGACATTTCCAAGCCGGAATGCTCGATAATACAAGCCTGCGGGTGAGAAGGCGTCTGATCGGGCCCCCAAGTCTCCTGGCCATTTACTGGTTTCGCATATCCAGCAAGCCAGTTCGATCATGGCCTCGGCGTCACGCCGCAAAGCTAAATGCCACATGATCGGCACCCACAGGCCGGGTTTATGGTCGTAACGAATTGCCAGAGCCCTGAGGAACAATTGGTCGGAGCGAGCAGAGGCTGTACTTGGCATAGTTGCATGATGGCGGCAGGAGCCAGTGTCCGCAATCGTGTCGTGTCCGGAACGGCGCTTATCGTCGGAATATGATGGTTAGCTGCCACTCTGCCTTAAACGAGCAAACCAACCGATCATGGATGCACACACGGCAAGCGCGACGACCCACACTATGTAATCAGCTTTGAAGGAAAACTGCAGAGCCAATGGGATAACCGTGAAACCAATCAGCATCAGCGCCCCAGGGAGCCACCATAAACCGCGAGCAATCAGAACGATAAGCGAGGCAAGCGCGAATACCGCAAGCAGCATCAATGCCGTCGGAACTTTCGTTTGATCGGACCGCCAATCAAGGTTCAGATAGAAGATCCAGTAGCTTATCGTGAGTACTACGGCATAGGTGACGAGAAATGCGATCCGTTTCATCCAAAGATGATTGCAGCCGATCCGATTGTCCGCAAGTGGGCGGGAACCTCCCGTCTCGTTATGGTGGGAAGCGGACATAGGCTCGCAGGACCACTATGTCGCAAGCGCTCCCCCGCTATCGGATAATTCCCCGGTCCCGCATCCATTTCGAGACAGAACTAACGCCCGCGACGATGCCGACTATTCCGATCGCGGCCGTGAATTTGACGAATACGGATTCTTCGCTCGCGTGATCAACCAGCGCAGGCTCTGTAATCAGCAAACCAATGAATAGGCCTAAGGAAAGGACCGCTACAAGCGCTCTTGCTTTCGCCGAAATCTGCACGTTCCAAGCCCGATGCAACAAGCGCATGCTCAATTCCTCTAATGAGCAACCGAAGCAGCATTAAACTACTTGAGCCATCCTGTCGATGTCCGCAACTGGGGCGCCACCCGCCCTTCCACGGTGGCGCCCATTCCCTCACCCGCTGATAATTACCTCCCGCCCCTCCATGGCCTTGGCCTGACCGCCGATGGAATAGCGCACGCCAACCTCCTTGATGTCGAACCCGGCAAAGATCCGGCGTACCTCGGACCGGTCGTTGAGGGACAAGATAAACCGCCCGCTGATCCCGCGCAGCACATCGGCCATCTGCTCGAATTCCTCGCGCCCGAACATGCCCTTGCCATAGTCGCCTTCGCAGCCGTGATAGGGCGGATCGAGATAGAACAGCGTCCCCGCCCGGTCATAGCGCGCGACAAAATCCGCCCAGGGCAAGCGCTCGATCACCACGCTCGACAGGCGCTCATGCACTGCCTCGACCATCGGCCCCAGCTTTGACACGTCGAATCGCGCCGGGCTGGCGGGCGAGATCCCGAAACGCCTGCCCGCCACTTTCCCGCCAAAGGCACAGCGCTGGAGATACAAAAACCGCGCCGACCGCTCCAGATCGGTCAAACTTTCGGGCGGCAAGGCGGAGAGCTTTTCAAACCCCGCGCGACTCGTCACCTGCCAGCGCAGCATGTCCATGAAGGGCTGATAATGCCGCTGCACCACGCGAAAGAAGGTCGAGACATCCTCGCTCCAATCGTTGATGACCTCGGCATTGGGGCGCCGGTCGCGCCGGAAAAACACCCCGCCCATGCCGACAAACGCCTCGGCATAGGTCGCATGCGGCACGGCATTGATCCGCTCGACCAGGCGGCGCGAGAGGTTGCGCTTGCCCCCGATATAGGGTGCCAGCGGACGCACCGGCGCCACCTTTTCCGCCACCATTGCATCCATGTTGAAAGAAACCGGATTCGACTCTTGCATGCTCAAACTCTCATAGGCCCGCCGCCAGCGTTGGCACGGCGGGATGGCCCCATGACGGGCCCGATTGGGACATGACGAGCTCAATTCGTCGGATTGGGGCGCGCCAACGCCCCATCCCCCGCCGCATTCACCGGCGAGATGGATTTCAGGGGCGTCGCGCGCCGCTTGCGCCGCTGACCGCCACGATGGTTCCGTCCTGCTGGATCAACCGTCCATCGGCGCAGGTCCAGTCGCGGAAGGCCAGCAGCGGCACCCCGAACCAATCATTCATCCGCAGCATCCGGCGGATGATGGGAATGATCTCGGTCAGGTAAAACGTGTCCAGCGCCTCGCTCACCTTGCCGAAACCGCCGCTGTTCTGCGGGATGATCCCGATCAGCGGCGGCGGCATTCGATGCGCGGCCAGCATGTCGTCACGGCTGATATTCTTGACCGCCGTGAACTCGTCATGCGCGGTGATGTTGCCGATCGGCAGGATCTGGACGCCGTCCTTCTTCCCGCCGGGCGAGTAGATCAGCATATTCTTGAAATTGCCTGCGCCCTTGGACTGGCGGATCTTGTCGGTGATCGTGTCGACCATCTCCTGATCGGCCAGCGGATCGTTGATATAGAGAATGAAGCCCGCATGGTTGCCGTTGAGGTAATAGCGCCGCCGAAACAGCGTGGCATTTTCCGAGAGCAGCGCCGACTGCAATGCCGACAGCCATTCGGGCAGCCCATAGATCTCCTGCGCCACATCGGGCTGCATCAGATGGAACACGCGGCCCGGCGCAAACTGATGCTCCTGCCCCAGCGCGCCATTGACGAACCAATAAGTGTCCGCCGCCACGCCCGCGCGCGTGTGCACCGCCGGGCTGTGCTTGGCCGCCGCGATGCGGCCCGAGAGGTTGGGGACATTTTCCAGATAGCCATTGCCCATCTGGACAAAATCCAGCGCGAACCGCTCGAAATCATCGGCGCCCAGCCAGCGCGACGCCACCATCTGCGAGACCAGCAGATTGACCCGCAGGGCCACCGCGCTGCGATGATAGGGCGTGGCATTGAACACCTGCGCCAGCTTGCCCATCGGCAGCGGCGGCTCATACCAGCGGCCATTGTGCCAGACCTCGAAATAGGCCGACAGTTCGCGCCGATCGAGCACGCTCTCGGCATCGCCAAAGGTGAAGACATCGCCGCTCAGGGGCGCGGCTTTTGCGGGCGCACCGGCCTCCTGCTCGATCAGGGCCAGTTCTGTCTTGGGCGCATCAGTCATCAATCGGCTCCTCAATCGTCGGACGTCGCCACCCGGCCCCGGCTCGCCCCGCTGGCGGCCCCGGCATCGAGCGGTTCATTGGAAAGGGCGTTGAGCAAGGCCCACGCAAGGTCGGCATGGCCAATCTCGCCATTGCGGCGGGCGACATAGGTGACGCCGCGCCCGCTGCCGGTCAGCGCGGGCCGGATCGCCATCAAGGCCGCCATCAGGTCGGTCCACTGCTCGTCGAACTCGATGCGGCCGGAATTGAAGACATTCTGGGCTTTCACCACCAAGGCCGTCTTGCTGGCCACCGAATATTCGATCCGCCGGGCGCGCGGGAACCAGCCCACCACCAGCTCATAGACCGCCTGCCCCGCGCCGGTGGTGTCGATGGCGATATCGGTGACGTTGTACCGGGCCGCGATATCTCTGATGAAATCGGCCTGCCCCTGAAAGTCGCGCCCGTTGAGCCGGTATTTGGCCAGGACGCGGAACTTGCCCTTGCCCGGCTGTTCCGGCGGCGCCAGCACCACAAGGGCGGCATCATCGCGCCCCTGCTTGTTGGGGTCATACCCCAGCCACACCGGCTTATCGCCAAAGGGGCGCCCACCCGCCACCTCGGCCAGCGCAGGCCGGAAATCGCGCCAGCGATAGAAGGCATCGACGCGCGCGGGCGCGATCCGGCTGAACGGAAAGCTGCTCTCGCTGTCATCGACGAACTGGCAATTGTAGAGGTTCTCGAATTCCTCTTCGCTGCATTCGGCGCGCAGCTCCTCCTTGTCGATGCGCCCGCCTGCCCCGCCCGCGATGGCATCGTCGAGCGTGACCATCTGGCACCACGAGCCATCGGGCATGATGGCGCCGCCGCGCAGGTTCCGGTGGCTGATGTCAAAGGGCCGCTGATCGCCCTTCTTGCGCCCCCGGTTCCACTCCTCGCCGCTCCAAAAGGCATAGGCTTCATGGGTTTTGGTGCTGGGCGTCGAGAAATAGGTGCGCTTGTAGATGGTGAGCGTGGCCATCGCGGCGGCCACCTTGCGCAGCTTGGCAAAGCCATGGACCCAGAAGAATTCGTCGAAATAGAAGTCGCCGCTTTCGCCTTGCGCGGTGTTGCTGTTGGTGGACAGCGGATAGAGCCCCACCCCATCGAGCCGGATCTCGGCCTTGCCCGCGTCCTCATCGGCGGGATGCAGGTCGGAGAAATCCAGCATCAGCGGATTGCCCTTGAGATCGACGCCGGTGACGCGTTTTACCCAGCCGGTGATCTCGCGGATGAACTTCTTGGCCTGTCGCTCGCTGGCCGAGAGGAAGATCTGGTTGCGCGGCTGCTCACCATGGAGGACCGCCTCGCCAATCTTGGCCATGGCCTCACGCGCAAAATAGGCGGTGGCGCCGATCTGGCGGCTCTTGAGGATCTTGCGGGTGCGCTGATCGCGCTGCTCCCACCAGCCCTCCTGATAGTCATCGCACCATTCATGGAAGTCGGTGAGCAGGGCCTCCCACTGCTCAAGGCTAAGGAAATTCTTGCGCTTGTCCGCCCGCTTGGCCTTGGCCCGGTCATCATTGCGGCGGCCAACCGCCTCGTTGAGATCGCCCTCCTTGCCACTCTCATTGTATTTGCGGATGCGCGCGGCGGTCTGCATCTGGCGCATCAGAAACTCGACGCGCTTCATGTCGCCTTCGGTGAAAGGCTCCTTGCAAAGGTAGGTCGCCAGCTTGGCCTCGAGGTGATCCTCGACCACCTCGAGCGGACTGTCGGCATCCCAATCGCCCCGCCGCTTCCAACTGGCCACGGTGTTGTAATTCTCGCCCAGCTCACGCGCGATATCGGCCAGATCCCAGCCGCGATGATACAGCGACTTGGCCTCGCGGGCTTTGGCGCGCGTCACCTGACGGCTGTTCGCCGGGGGCGTCGGATCATGGGGGGCGGGTTTTGGGGTCATGATCCTGCCATGCCCTGATCGGGGGGCCCCGCGCGCCGGGGTGCCGGTGTAACCCGCCGGGTTACTGTGCCCGCGCGTTGCAGGAAGGCCGGTTGCCGTGGATTTCAGGGGTCAATGCTGATCCGCCCCGCGCAATCCCCCATGTCCCCGCCCGGAGTAACCCGATGAAGACCAAGCCCTTCCTGCTCGCCACCGCCGGTTCGACCGTCGATGGCCGCGAAATTGCCGAAGCCGATATCGACCAGATCGTCTCGGGCTTTAACCCCAAGACCTATGGCGCGCGGGTCAACCTTGAGCACATCCGGGGCATCAGCGGGCAATCGCCCTTCTTTGCCTATGGCGATGTGATCTCGGTCTCCAAGGGCACGGTCGATGTCGACTTCAACGGCAAGATCGAAACCCGCGCCGCGCTCTATGGCGTCCTTGACCTCACCGACAATGCCAAGGCGCTGATCGAGGCGGGCCAGAAGGTTTATCCTTCGATCGAGATCATCCCCAACTTTGGCGGCAAGGGTTTCTCCTATCTGGGCGGGGTGGCGCTGACCGACAGCCCGGCAGCCATCGCGGTCGAGCGCGTCCAGTTCAACCGCTTCCAGCCCGGCTCGATGGTGCTGGCCCGCGATGAAGCCGCCGCGCTCGAATTCGCCGATGATGGCGCCGCCACCGAAAGCGCCAAGGGCTTGCTCGACAGCATGAAGGGCATGCTCGACAAATTCACCGCCAGCTTTGCCCCCGCACCCAAGCCGGAAGACAAGCCCGAAACCAAGCCCGATGGGCAGCAGCTGGCCAGCCTCGATTTTGCCGCCCTGCGCGGCGTCTTCGAAGAATTCGGCACGACCGTCACCGCCTCCATTGAAGGGCTGCGCAGCGAATTCCGCGCCGAGGCCGATGCCCAGGCGCTCAAGCTCAAGAAGCTCGAGGACGCGCAGGAAGGCACCCCTGCCCACAGTTTCCAGCGCCGCCCGATCGCCGATGGCAGCAGCCACGCCAGCGCCGACAGCAAATACATCTTCTGACCCTGCCCTCCCAAGCCCCGCACCCCAACGCCAAGGAACGCAGCTTCATGTCTCAAATCCATACCCTTTCTGATCGCGGGCGCGGCGCGCTGGATCAGCTTCTCGCCAACATCGGCAGCGCCAACGGCACCCGCAATGTGGCGCGCAACTTCTCGCTTTCCCCCACCAGCGAACAGCGGCTCGAGGATCTCCAGCGCGAGAGCGTCGGCTTTCTTCAGCGCGTCAATGTGATGGGCGTGCGCGATCTTCAGGGACAGGTGATCGGGCTTGGCACGTCCAACATGATCGCAAGCCGCAAGAGCCGTAACAACCTGCCCCGCAAGCCGCGCTATGTCGGCCAGATGCAGGACCGCAAGTTCCAGCTCTATTCGACGCTCTTCGACACGATGCTGCCGTGGGAAGTAATCGACGCCTGGTCGAAATTCCCCGACTTTGCGGCGCGCTATGGCCGCCATGTTGCGGTCTCGGTGGCGCTCTCGCGGATCTCGGTAGGCTTCAACGGGCTTGAGGCAGCCGAGGATACCGACGCCGAGGACAATCCGCTGGGCGAGGACGTCAACATCGGTTGGCTGCACAAGCTGCGCCTTGAACGCCCCGACCATGTGATGGGCCGCGCCACCGTCACCGCTGGCGGCGTCACCACTGCGACGGGCGCCGCCGCGCCGATCTACATTGGCCCCGATGCCAACCATGCGCAGGGCGATTACAAAAACATCGATGCCCTCGCCTATGAGCTGATCGCGGGCATGCCTTCCTATGCGCGGGCCAGCACCGATCATGTCGTGATCGTCAGCCAGGATCTGGTGGACGAAAAATACTTCCCGATGATCAACCGCCCGCTCTCCGACACGATCGACGGCGGCAAATCGACCAGCGATCAGGTGGTCTCCGACCTCATCATGTCGACCAAGCAGATCGGCGGGCGCCCGGCGGCCATTGCCCCGTTCTTCCCCGAAGGCACGATGGCCATCACCCCTCTGGGCCGCGCCAATGCGCCCGACAGCTCGAACCTCTCGATCTATTATCAGGAAGGTTCGCGCCGCCGCTACATCAAGGATGAGCCGGAAAACATGGCGGCCCTCGTCGACTATAACAGCGTCAACGAAGGCTATGTGATCGAAAGCACCGATTACATGACCATGGCCGAAAACATCACCTTCGGCGCCCGTCCGTAACCCTCCCCGCTCTGCCCACTGACACCCGCCCGCCGGTTCCCCCCTGCCGGTGGGCGGTCATCACGAAAGCCCCGCTTATGGTCTCCGCCTTTCGCCGCCACCAGATGCGCGTGCGCGCCCTGCAATCGGGCGCGGCCCAGCCTGATACGGCCCCCGCCGCCGCGCCCGAACATGCGCTCGATACGCCCCTTGGGCAGGAATATGCCGCCCTGCGCGTGGCGCTTCATGACAATTTGCACTCCCTGTCCGACATCGCCAGCATCGAGGCCCGCAATCCCGTCAAGATCGAGATGGCCCGCACCTTCGCCCCATGGATCGAGGGCGTGCTGCAGGCGGGCGAAGAGGGTCAGGCCGCGCAGGATGAGATCCTGGTGTGGAACCTGATCTGGGCCATCGACTACCGCGATTGGGACTATGGCCTTCGCCTTGCCGCCCATGCGATCCGGTTCAATCTGGCGTCGCCCCAGCGCTACAACCGCACCGTCGCCTGTTTCGTGGCCGAGGATATCGCCAAGCTGAGCCTCGACCAGCAGGAAGCCGTACCCCATGAGGTGCTCTGCCGCGTCCTCGCACTGATCGAGGGCCACGATATGCCCGACCCGGCCAAGGCCAAGCTGCACAAGGCGCTGGCCCGCTCCTTCATGCGGCGCGCCGATGCCTTCGACCCCGCCGCCGACAATGCGCCTGCCGGTGGCAAGGCGGCCTATCTCTCCGAAGCGCTCGACCACGCCCGCCGCGCCCATCAGCTCGACAGCAGCATCGGCGTCAGATCCGACATCCGCAGTCTCGAAAAATCCCTGCGCAAACTCGGCCCCGAAGACGCGAGCGGGGATGTGGGCGACGATGACGAGGCAAGTGAATAACCAGTTCGCCCCACGGCGGCGGGGGGCGGTTGGCGCGGACGGCGCACGCAAGTGACAGCCCACCCACACCATCCTCACCCCCCGTTTTGACGCCCCGTTTCAATGAAGGCCGCAGCCCATGAGCAGCTTCACCCCCTCCCCCATCGCCCCGCCCGATGCCGATGACGCGCAGGTGGTAGCCGATGGCTGGTTCCCGCCGGTCAAGCTCGCCGATGTGCGCGAGGGGCTCAACATCGGCGGCGGCGCCATCACCCAGCTCCAGCTCACCCTTGCCATCGAGGGCGGCATGCTCTCGGCCCTGCGCCAGCTTGCCGCATGGCGCACCGAGCGCGCGCTGGCCGGGGCGGTCAACCTTGCCGATGTGACCACCCAGAAACTGGGAGGCAAGAATTTGGGTGAGCTGCTCTGGACCCGCGCGGTGGGCTATTATGCCGTCGCCGATCTCGCGGCAGGCAACCGCGATGTTTCCTCCTCCGACACCGGCCTTACCCGCGCCTCGGAAAAGGCCGCGCTGGCCGACGAATACCGGCGCGAAGGCCACGCCGCGATTGCCGACCTGCTCTCGATCGGCGGCGCCCAGGTCGCGCGCAACCGCGTGGAGATGTTGTGACCCAGACCGCCACCGCCATGGATGGCGAAACCGTGGACGAGATCTGCCACCGCGTCCTGAGCAAGACGGCGGGCGTGACCGAGCAGGTCTTGGGCCTGAACCCCGGCCTTGCTGAACTCGGCCCGCGCCTGCCCGGCGGCACGGTGGTGATCCTGCCCGATGCCAGCGCCGCCCAGACCGCCACCATCGATATCGTGCAGCTCTGGGACTAGCGACTATGCTGAAAATCAACCTCCTGCGCGATGCCCTGATGAAGGCGATGCCGGAACTCAAGGCCGCGCCCAAAAACCTCATCATGTGGGTCGATCGCGGCAAGGCGCAGTCGCGCGACACCGACGATCTCTCCTTTGCCTTCGAATTTCAGCTCAACGTCCTGCTGGTCGAATTCGCGGGCGATATCGCCGACTTTGCCCTCGCCATGCTGATCTGGCTGCGCACCAACCAACCCAATGTGTTCGCCATGGGGGCTGACGCCTTCGACTTCGATGTCGATATCCTCGACAACGGCAAAGCCGATGTGCAGATCCGCCTGCAACTGCGCCAAAGCGTAGAGGTGGCTATCACGCCCCAAGGCGCCAAGGCCAGCTATCTGCCTGAACCGGCCCCGATATTCCCTGACGATCTGCCCTTCGGTGGCCTAGATGCCGCCACGATCCTGACATCGATAACCGTCAATGATGAGGATCTGCCGCCATGGAGCGCGGTCGATGGCGGATGACCTCTCCCGCCTCGATGAATGGTTTGGCCGGATTGTGGCGGGCATGGAACCGGCCGAGCGCCGCAAGGCCACGCTCAAACTTGGCCGCCTGTTGCGTCAGGCAAACCTCAAACGCATCGCCGCCAACGTCGATCCCGATGGCGCCCCCTTCGCCCTGCGCAAGCCCCGGCGCGATCTGCGCGGCCGCCTGCGCAAGGGCGCGCGTGGCAGGATGTTCAAGGGCCTGCGCAAAACGGCCAAATGGCGCATCGATGCCGCCGCCGATGGCGTGGAAATCAGCCCCGTCACCAACACCGCCGACCGCGTCGGTTCCGTCAGCCAGTTCGGCCTGACCGTCACCGTTGGCCGTGGCCGCGATGGCCGAAAGATCCGCGCCAAATATGCCGAGCGGCGGTTGCTCGGCTTTGGGCGGGAGGATGAAGATCTGGCGCTGCAAGTGGCGGGGGAGATGTTGGAGGCGGAGGGAGTTTAGGCAGCCCAGTCAGCGGATGGCAGCAGTCCGGCCACAATGCGTCGTTCTCATCTGCCTTCGCGAACGACAGCTTACGCAGAAACCCACCGTTGGTGTGAATCTCAACGGCTAGGCAGAAGACGCTGCCAGAACAGTCATTTATGCAACTCATTAATCACAGTAAAATTTGGCGTTCGTTCAAGCAAGGCCCTTGGAAACTTCTACGAATCCACCGAGTGCGTTTCTCCAAAATCCGTTTGGCTTGTTTGGGAATTGTTCCCGCAAATCTTGCATAACGAAACGCACATCGGGCTGTTTCAAGCGCGCTAGCCACCGATCAAGCGGCAGATCAGCTAAAGCCGCGCCGCACAGTATAGCTTCTGTCCGATAAGAACTCAGGCCGTAGTCTTCGTCAGCCTCTGCCTTGTCCCAGGTCAGCGCCTGTTCGAACCATAGATCGAGACAATTTATGACGGCCTGCCTCTCATGGAAGGGCCAATTTTGCCATCCTGCTAGTCGCAGCTTGCCGATCACAATCTCGGCACGTGGAGTATTGTTATCGGCTGCTATGGAGATCTCGAGAATGCGAGGCAAGAAGTATCGAAAATCGAGTTCGTCACCGACCGTATGAAAGACCCCGCCGATGTAGTGCATCAACTCTTGACAGCTAATTTGGCGCAAAGGTTTGGAGAGTAACACGTCGATTTCGCGCCCATCAACGCAACACGGGCAACCTTCAATCATAAGTGGTGTGGCTGCCTCGAAAGTGCGATAGAGCTCTTCCAAGGCGGCAACCAGATGGTCTTGCAAGGCATCCATGGCAGTAGGATGGAGCGCCCGGGTCATTTTGGCAAGGGCATACACCAGAACCAGACAACCTACATGAAAGGCCGCTAATCGCCTTGCCGCGTTTCCAATCCGATTTGCAGGATCGTGCTCAAACAAGGGCACGGGAGAGATGGCTGGCGTGACTCCACAAATGACCGGTTTCGGCCTAACTTGACGTGCTCGACCGTCGCGCCGATCAGCATGAATGTCCCATCATCCGCCCCCACCCCCGTAACCCGCCGGGTTACACCCCCTTGCCCTCCCCGCGCGCGCGAAGGCTCGGCACAACGGGGGCATGGCTACCAGCACCTCCGTCATCGACCTGTCGCAACTCCCCGCCCCCACGGTGGTGGAGGCGCTCGACTATGAGACGATCCGCGCCGAACTGATCGCCGATGTGCAGGAAATGCTGCCCACCTGGGACGCCACGGTCGAAAGCGATCCCGCTGTCAAGGTGCTCGAAGTCGCCGCCTATCGTGAACTGCTGATCCGCCAGCAGTTCAATGACCGGGCCAAACAATGCCTGCTCGCCTATGCCAAGGACAGCAATCTCGACCATCTGGGCGCGCTGCTGGGCGTCGCGCGCCTGCCGGGCGAACTGGACGAGCCCTATCGCTACCGCATCCAGCTTGCCCCCGACGCCTTCAGCGTGGCCGGGCCGGAATCGGCCTATGAATATCACGCTCTGTCCGCCGACAGCACGATCGCCGACGCCAAGGTCACCAGCCCCAGCCCCGGCGTGGTCCTGGTCTCGATCCTGTCCAAGACCGGCGACGGCACGGCCAGCGCGGATCAGATCGCCAACGTAGAGGCCGCGCTGGCTGGCGCCCGCCCGCTTACCGATCAGGTGATCGTCCGGTCGGCCACCATCGTGCCCTACACGATCACCGCCGCCATCACCCTGTTCGACGGCCCCGATGGCGATGTGGTGATCGCGGCCGCGCTGGCGGGCGCGCAAAGCTTTGTAGCAGCCGCCCGGCGCATCGGGCGCGACATCAACCGCGCCAGCATCTTTGCCGCTATCGGCGTGGCAGGCGTCTCCAATGTCGCGCTCTCCAGCCCGGCGGCGGACATGCCGATGGACGATACCCATTGCGGGCATTGCCTCGCCATCAATCTGACGGTGGCGGGCCGTGGCGAATAACCCTTCCCTCCTGCCGCCCAATGCGCGCCCGCTCGAACATGCGCTGGCCACATCGATGGCGCGCATCACCGCCATCCCCACCCCGCTCACCGACCTGGTGCGCCCCGATGCGATCCCAGCTCCCATCCTGCCATGGCTGGCATGGGGCCTGTCGGTCCAGCGCTGGCGCCCGAGCTGGAGCGAGGCCCAGCGCCGCGCCGCCACCGCGCAGGCGATCCCCAACGCCAAGATTCGCGGATCGCGCGGCGCTGCCGAAGCGGTGATCGCCGACTATGACCCGCGTATCACGCTCACCGAATGGTGGGAGGCGGGCGGCTCGGGCGTCCCCTACACCTTCTTCGTCACCCTGCCGCTCGACGGTCTGTTCGACACGATCGCCACCGCCAGCTTCGCCGCCGAGCTTTACCGCGATCTGGTCCGCGTCAAACCGGCGCGCGCCCATTTCACCCTGCGCCAGACGGTATCGTCATGGGCCGCGCTGCCCCTGTTCCCGATTGCCCGCGCCCTGCGCGCCGACCGTTTCGCCGCCACCACCATCGGCCCCTTCGATGCCGATGAGATCAAACTGCAAACCGAGGATGGCGAGCCGCTCGAAGGCCCCGACGGCATCGCCTGGGAAGATCAATGATGGACAATTTCCAAATCACCCTCACCAAGGCGGGCCTTGGCGCGATCATCCGGGATGACGGCCCCGGCTTCATCACGGTGGTGATCGCCCAGATCGGCCTCACCGACGCTGAATTCACGGTTGCCAGCACGCTCACGGCGCTCCCCGGCGAGTTCAAGCGGTTGGACGTTTCGGGGCAGCAGGTGGGCGATGATATCGTCCATATGGTCGCGCTCGATGCCTCGGACGATGCCTATACCTATCGCGGCTTTGCGCTCTATCTGTCCGATGGCACCCTGTTCGGCGCCTATGGCCAGAGCGGGCCGATTGCCGCCAAGGCCCAGCCCAGCGCGACCCATATTGTCGTCGATATCCACCTCTCGGGCGGCATGGCCGATGCCATCAGTTTTGGCGACACCAACTTCCTCAATCCGCCCGCCACCACCACCCGGCAGGGCGTCGTCGAACTGGCAACGGTCGAAGAAGCGGCAGCGGGCCTCGATCCCTTGCGCGCGATCACCCCGGCCACCGCCTATGGCGCGTTGCTTGAATGGCTGCGCGGGCGCAACATCAGCGTGGGCCTGATCGATGCCTATACGCCCAATATCGGCACCACCGGCGCGGTGCGCATTCTTGCCAACGGCCAGACCGGCAAGGCGATCCTGCAATGCCTCAATGTCGATGGCTCGCGGCAATTGGGCTATCTGCTGGTCGATGATACGGGCGCGGCGCAGTGGCATGGCGGCCCCTTCAATGCCGATCTGCTGGGCGGGCATGACGCGGGGTGGTTTGCCGATATCGTCTCGCGTCTGGGCTATGTGCCCTTTGACAGCGCAGGGTTCACCGGCGCGGCGGTCAAGGCGGTGCTGGGCTATACGCCGCAGGACGCGGCCGACTTCTCCTTCGGCTCGAACGCCAACGGCTACTGGCGCAGAATGCCGGGCGGCCTGATCGAGCAATGGGGCGAGGTGACCGCAGGCGAAACCGGTTCACCCCCTGCGCTCAACTTCCCGATATCCTTCACAGACCTTGCCTCGATCAATCTGCAGGTGACCGCCCGCGCGCCCAATATCGGGGCAACCAACGGCAACAAGGTGGGCGGCAACCGGGTCAGTCTGACCCAGTTCAACGTCTTCTCCGACGATCTCAACATGGACGTCTTCTGGCGCGCCATCGGCAAATAAGGAAACGCCAGTGGCCAAAATCACCAATCTTGACCAACTGATCGCCGCGAATGTCGATGGCAGCGAAACCCTGCCGGTGGTCAAGGGGGCCAAGTCGTGGCGGGTGCGCCTGTCCGACCTGTTCTCGCCGCTCACCGCCATGATCAACGCCATGGCGCCCGCTGCCGCGCAGGGCGCGATGGCCGCCGCCAGCCTCACCGCATGGGTGGACAGCGGTATGGCCACGGTCAACGGCTATTACATCAACAATAGCGGCGCGGCGGTGGCGGTAACGGGATACACATATCTCGATTACACCATCGCGGCTTCGGACATTGCCTTTCGGGCCACCGGCACCGTATCCGGCAATGCGGGGGTGGTAGCGTTGGCCGCCTATATCAACAGCAGCGGTTCGATCATCAGCCGTGAGCTTGTGGGCGATGGCAGCGGCAACCAGCCCTATAGCAACCGCGATTTGACCATCCCGGCGGGCACGGCCAAAATTCGCCTGTGCGGCATCACCTCGGCCACGCTTGCCTTGACCGTCCGCCGGGTGGTGTCGGGCATCGCCGATCAGGTGGCGGCCAATCAGTCCGCCATTGCGGCGCAGGCGAGCGCAGCGTCGACCACCGCGCTCAAGCTGGCCTCGATCAGCAATGCGCTGATTTCGTGGCAACGCCCGGCCTATACCGTGGAGGCGGGCTATTATTATGACCGCCTGACCGGGGTCCGCAAGGCTGGCGGGACTTGGAGCAACATTGTCGTGCCGCTCACCGGGACGGAATCAGCGGTGCGGGTGACAGCCACCGTGACCGGCAACGGCACCGCGCTGGCCTGCTATTTTGATGCGGGCGGGGTGTTTATCTCGTCCGAACTGGCCGGGCCATCGACCGGCGACCAACCCTATACCAACCAGCTTTTGACCTTGCCCGCCAATGCCCGGTCGGTCGCGATCACAGGCCGCACGATCTACGCCCTGTCGCTCGACGTGTTGCAGGTGCGCGCGGTGTCGGCCGATCTGGATACGCTGGGTAACACGGTATCCGGCCTGTCTGCATCGGTGGCGACCGCCTCCTCGCAGACCGCGCTGGCCTATGGGTTGCTCACCTATTGGCGGCGGCCCAGCTATACGGTGGAGGCGGGCTATTACTATGAGCGCCAGACCGGCACCCGCAAGGCTGGCTCGTCCTGGAGCAATATTGTCGTGGCCCTCACCGGAAACGAGGCCGGGGTGCGCGCCAACGCCTCGGTTGCGGGCGATGCCACCGCGCTGGCCGTCTATTTTGACGCCAGCGGCGCGCTGATCTCATCCCAATTCGCCGGGCCGTCTACCGGCAACCAGCCCTACACAAACCAGCTTTTGACCGTACCTGCCAATGCCCGTTCGATGGTGGTGACCGGCCTGTCATCGCAGGCCCTTTCGGTCGATATCCTGATGACCCGCGATCTTGCCGCGACAGACACCAAGGCGCAGGCCGGGCAGAGCGCTTTGGCCTCGCTTACCACGTGGTGGGCATCGGGCAGCGTCGTGGTGGATGGCTATTACATCAACAGCGCGGGCGCGGCGGTGGCGCTCTCGGGCTATCGCTATCTGGACTATGCACTGGACGGGTCGGAAACCGGTTTTCGCGCCACCGGCACAACGCAGGGCAACGCGACGGCGCTTGCCAATTACCTTGACGCCAACGGTACGATTATCAGCCGCCAGTTTGTCGGCACCGGCTCCAACCTGCTCTATTCCGATCAGGATCTGACGGTCCCCACCGGCACCGCGAAAATCCGGCTTTGCGGCATCTCGTCCAAGGATCTCTCGCTGTCGGTCAAAAAGGTGTTTCCCAACGCCGCGCAGGCCATTCTGGCGTTGCAGGCCGGGGCGGGCACCACGCTGCCGATTACTACCGTGGGCGACAGCATGGCCGCCATGCTGGCCCCGGTGGTGGCAGGCCTCTATCCCACGCGCACCACCTATGCGCAGGGCTTGGGCGGGCAGGTGACGGCGCAGGGCGCGGCGCGCCTCGGGGCTAAACAGGTCACGCTCAATGTCAGCGGCGGCCAATTGCCCGCGTCGGGCGCGGTGACCGTGACGCCATCCATTGACCTGCTTTACCTCTATTCGCGGCCCAACGCGGTTTCGTGCCGCGTTATGGTTATGGGTGTCCTCTGCAATCTGGTCTGCGCGGCCAGCACCGGGGCCTACACGCTGCAACCTGTCGCCCCGCTGGGGACCGCGCTTACTCTGCCCAACGGCGCCGCAACCCCGATGCAGGTGGTCAGCGGCATGGTGCAGACGACAGACCCCAGCACGGCCCCGGCGCTCGACACCATGCTCAAGGGCGTCGTAATTTGCCGCCTCTCGCGCAACGATACCGCCGCCATGATGACGCAGGCGGGCCGGGACAGCGTGATGGCCGATCTGGCCGCGATTGTCGCGCAGGTAGGCAGCTATGGCGGCAAGCTGATCATGCTTACCGGTACCAACGGCAATTACGATCTTCCCACCGGCACGGCAACCGGCGCGGCGGTGGCCGATGCGGCAACATCGGCGGCGCGGCTGTCAGGTATCGCCGCGCTCAATGCCGCGATGCTGGCCGCGTGGCCCGACAAGGTTGTCGATCCCTTGGGTAACCATATCCTGCTGGGCGGGGCCACCAGTCGCACGGTGAACGGCCAGACTTTTATGGTTCTCGATCAGCCCACGCTCAACACCGACGGCATGCACGAAAGCACGGCCACCGGTCAGCCCCGAACCGGCGCGTTGATCAAAGCGTACATCACGGCGCGGGGCTGGTGATGGCCGGGCCTGATCCTGCCGCGCAGGCCTTTGCCGCGCTCCACACCGCTCCGCTGGCGGCGCAGATGCGCGGCTGGTGGGATGCGGTCCTTACTCTTCTGGTGATGCTGATGGTCTCCTTTGTCGAGGCCCTGCCTCACCTCATCCAGTTCGGCGGTCTGATCGTGGTGATCCTGACCGGCATCGAGAAACTCATTGCGCTCGGGTGGATCAAAAACCCCCGGCGCCAGCCAAAGGATGGTCCCGATGACCTTGGTTGATGACGCGCGCCAGGCTTGGCGCTGGTGGTCTGTGCGCCTGGCGGCGCTGGCCGGTGTGATCGCGGGCGCGCTGGTGGCGCAACCCCAGATCCTGACCGCGCTGGTGGCCTATGTGCCCGAGCAATGGCGCCCTGCCGCCTCGGCGCTGGCCGGGCTGGTGGTCTTTGCCGCGCCCACCATCGCGCGGCTGGTGCAGCAGGGAGGCGGCAATGGCCAGTCTGCCTGATGCGCAGCCAAACAGCAAACGCGGGCCGGTCATTGCTCTCGTCGGCACGCTGCTGGCCATTGTCGGCCCGGTGACAGGAAAGCTGCTGCTGACCGATGTGCCCGCGCATGAATCGGGCCGCAAGGTCGAGGTGACGGTGGCGCCGGGGCGCGTCACGATCCAGCACATCAGCGGGCCGCAATACCTCAAGGCGTACCTCGATATCGTCAAGGTGGCCACTGCCTGTGACGGGCTGACCGGCGCCGATATCAAGCTGGGCAAGAGTTTCACCGAGGCGCAATGCGCGCTCCTGCTCGAGGCCCGCCTGGCCGAAACGGCAGAGCATGTGATGGCCTGCACGCCGGGTCTGGCGCTGACCATTGTGGGCCGGGATTTCGTGCGCTTTGCCGCTGTCAGCCTCGCCTACAACATCGGTTGGCCGACCTATTGCGCCAGCACCATGCGCCGCCAGATCAATTCGGGCCAGATCCGCGCGGCCTGCACCAGCCTGACCTGGTTCAACAAGGCAGGGGGCCGCGTCCTGCGCGGCCTGGTCGATCGCCGCAAGCGGGAGCAGGCGATTTGCCTGAAGGATGCGGCATGATCCGCAAGCTCGCCTCGCTCGCCCTGTCCCTGCTCACCGGCTCGCTCTGGCGCTGGCCGCTGGCGCTCTTGCGCTGGATCGCGGCCAGCGCGGCGCGCGGCTGGGCCGCGCTGGCGCTCCTAGCGCTGGCCTTGGCCGGTTGGCAGACCCACCGCGCCGCCCATTGGGCCGATAATGCGCGCCAGACCAAACTGGCATGGGACAATGAACGCAAGGCCGCGCAGGCCGCTCAACACGCCGCCAAGGCCCAATCGAAACAGGACGCCAAGAATGCCGACACAAACCACACCGCGCTTGTCCAGGGCGGCGCTGGCCGCTTTGCTGCCTATGCTGCTGATCACAGCTTGCGCCAAAACACCGCCCATCGCCCCGGCCCCATTCAGGCCGAGCCTCCCGCACTTCCTGAAAGCCCCTCCCCCGACGCCGTCATGGCGGACATCTCCCGCGTCTGGATCACCCGCTCCGACTGGCTGACCTGCGACGCCGATTGGGCCTACGCGCAGGCTGCGCATGATTGGGCAAAGGGAATCGGCGAATGAGGATAATGAAATGGCGGTGCCCACACCCCCCAGCGCAGACACCGCCAAATGCGATCCCGATGGCTCGATCGGCCATGCCTAGGCAGATTTCTAATATTATATTTTTATATAATCAACACACCATTAACGGGACAAATTAACGAAATTGTCCGCCTGGAGCGAAGTGCCCACCGATGCGCTACGACGATGACGATATCCCCCTCGATCCCTCGACGCTGATCCGCCTCGGTGTGATCAGCGCTGTCACGCTCGATCCCCCGCGCTGCCGCGTGCGCTTCGGCGATCCCGATGCCGACGATGGTGCTATCGAAAGCCCGCCCATCCGCTGGCTGGCCCTGCGCGCTGGCGCCACCCGCCGCTGGTCTGCCCCCACCGTGGGCGAGGAATGCGTCCTGCTCTGCCCCGATGGCCAGATCGGCAATGGCGTGGCGCTGGCGGGCCTCAACAATGACAACCACCCCGCGCCCGCCTCAACGCTGGCCGAACTGATCGCCTTCGCCGATGGCGCCATCCTCTCCTATGATCCCGAGGCCCACCATCTGGCCGCCATGCTACCCGAGGGCGCCAGCGCAACGATCAAGGCCAGTACGATCACGCTTGACGCGGAAACGGTGCATGTGACCGGCGATATCACCGCCGATGGCGATGTGGTCGCGGGCGGGGGCGACCTCAAGGGGCGTATAGCATCGGCTTGAGCATAGTATAGAATACATGGCCGCCTGAGACTGGGGCGCTTGAGCGGGGGAGAGCGTATGCCGATACTCTCCGGTGAATGGGGGTTCATCGCCGTTCCGTGGCCAAGGTAAGGCCCCGCACCTGCGCACCAGGCCGCCCATGATTAACAGCAGCTTGTTTCTACTGGATTAATATTCCTGTGGGAAAACTCCCCGATACTTTACCAAAATATTGATTCTAAAAAATTAAACAACTTTGGCCACCCATTCCGCCCTCCATGCAAGGGATTGCACGTATGTTAGCGTTAATATACGCATCAAGCATCCAATCGGAAAGCCATTCCAATTGGATGTCACGCCAATAAACTGATGGGGGTCAGTATGGCAAGAAATGTACTTGTACAATGTATCTGCGATTTTTGTGGAGAAACGGTTTACTGCCGCGCAAACTATAATATACATCATCACTTATATGAGGACGGATTACCTGAAGGATGGGAATATATAGATAATCTAGACTACAAATTGATATCCCACGGTGGCGACCACTGCCCAAGTTGCCTTACTTCATTTTCAAAATATATCGATAGCTGCCTTCATTACTGGATGAAGTACGTGAGGTTCAAAAACAACATAATACCTCAATACACAGCCAACAGTGACGAAGATTTAGAAAGCTCATTATAGAGCATATCTCAGAAAATCTATCAAAATACTATTTATTTAATTTTTGGAATAATCTCGAAATTGCAAGCCCTTCCACATTCGTTTTTCAACGCCGCTGGAAGTTTGAAATTTCAAAACATTTGTCTAATATTATATAGGTGCGCGCAGAGCGGCAGCGATCGACGGGATAAGTGACCCTTATGTGTCGTGCCTAGCATAAATTGGCCGATATACAGTGGCGTCGTCAGCGACAACGCCACTGTTACGCGCCCGCCTCATCATCCAAGCCGATGGACGCGGAAATTTGAAATCGGCTTGACGCTTTCACCTTCAGAAGTGGGATGCGCTGCGCTAAATGCTACAAGTCACTATTCCCAAAGGTCTCCGCGGAATTTGATCCGTGCCGCAAGCCTGGTGAAGGACTGGCCAAGATGAGTATGATTTGGTTCAGGATCGCCATTGAGAGCGCCTTCCTTGCCGCATATTTACGTCTGCCCACCAAGCCATCACCCTATCCCTCCCCGTAACCCGCCGGGTTACACCCCCGCCCCCTACCCCGCGCGCGCGCGGGCAGGCATCCCATCCGTCATGAACGGAATGGACGCCACCACAGGAAAGCCCCTCTCGGGCGATGCGCATCTGGCGCAGTCGGTGGTCGATATCCTCACCACACCCATCGGCTCGCGCGTCATGCGCCGCACCTATGGTTCGCTGATCCCCAGCCTCATTGACGCGCCGATCAACGCCGCCACCCCCATGCTGATCCGCGCCGCCACGGTCCTCGCCATCCGCGCGTGGGAGCCGCGCCTCTCCATCGCCCGCGTCCGCCTGTTCGGCGCGCCCGCGCGGGGTAAGCTCACCATCCAGATCAGCGGGCAACGCGCCGACACCGGCAAACCCGTCACCCTCTCTATCGCCGCCTGACGCAAAGGACACGCCATGCCCCACGGCCTTACCCTCACCGAATCCACCAGCGGGGCGCGCAGCCTCGCCACCTCCTCCATGGCCGTGATCGGCATCATCGCCACCGCCAGCGCGGCGGCAGGCGCAGCCACCACCGCGCTCGATGCCGCCTTCCCCATCGGCGCCCCGGTGCTGGTCACCAACATTGTCGAGGCCATCGGCAAAGCTGGCACCGGCGGCACATTGCTGCCCACGCTCAAGGCGATTGCCGATCAGGTCACTCCGGTGCTGGTCGTGCTGCGCGTCGAGGAAGGCGAGGACGATGCCGAAACCTCGGCCAATGTCATCGCCGCCATGCCCGCCCTGGTCTCGGCCAAGAGCGCGGTGGGCGTCCGCCCGCGCATTATCGGCGCCCCCGGCCTCGATACCGCCACCGTCACCGCGCAACTGGTGATCGCCGCCAAGCGCCTGCGCGGCCGCGCCTATGCCCGCGCGATCGGCGAGGATGATGCGGCGGTCATCGCCTACCGCAACACCTTCTCGGCCCGCGAACTGACCCTGATCTGGCCCAATACCTCGCCCGATTTTGTGGGTGACGCCACCGCCCGCGCGCTGGGCCTGCGCGCCCGGATCGATGAGGAGACGGGCTGGCACAAGACGATCAGCAATGTCGCGATGGACGGCGTCACCGCGCTCACCCGCAACATCGCCTTCGACCTGCTGGATTCCAGCACCGAGGCGGGCGTCCTCAACGATGCCGACATCGTCACGATCATCCGCGAATTCGGCGGTTTCCGCTTCTGGGGCAACACCACCTGCGCAGGGAGCGACCAGAGCGAATATCGGTTCGAAAGCGCCGTCCGCACGCTCCACGCGCTGCAGGATATCGTGATCGACGCCTTCGCCCCCGAATTCGACAAGCCGATGACCGTCGCCCTGGTCAAAGACCTGCTCGAATCCTGCAACACCAAATTCAGTGACCTCGCCACCTCGGGCTGGATCATGGGCGCCAAGGTCGCGCTGGCCAACACCGGCAACACCAGCGCCGAACTCGCCGCCGGGCGCCCCAAGTTTGCCCTGCGCTTCACCCCCTGCGCGCCGTTTGAAAATCCCACGGTCGATTTTGCCATCACCGAGGAATTCTACAGCGACTTCGCCTCGCAGGTCGCCGCCTGATCGCGCCTTCCCGCCTCCCCTCCCCCTTCTTCTGACAGGAGCGTCCCATGGGCCTTCCCCGCACCCTGCAAAACCTCAACACCTATATCAACGGGGCCGACTATCGCGGCATCATCGGCGAATTCGAACAGCCCAAGCTCTCGGAAAACACCGGCGACTGGCGCGGCGGCGGCATGCCCGGCACGGTCAAGCGCAAGATGGGCCTCAACCCGATGGAGGCCACGCTCACCTTCGGCGGCCACGAAACCGCGCTGGTCCGCCTGTTTGCGCGCGACGACACCCGCATCCGCCTCGTCTGCGCCTATCAGGCCAAATCGACCAGCACCCCGCAGGCCGTCGATATCTTCATGCGCGGCAGCTTCAACGAGATCGACTTCGGCAAGGACAAGCCCGGCGATCCCACCGAACACAAATACAAGGCGGACCTCACCTATTACCGCCGCGAAGTGAACGGTGTGGTCGAGGTCGAGATCGACATGTTGAATGGCATCTACAATGTCGGCGGCGTCGACCGCTATGCCGAGATCATGGCCATCCTCGCCGGTTAATCCGCGCGCATCAGATCCCCCATTCCAGATCCGGCCAGGCGGTCCTTTTGCGGGGCGCCGTCTGTCCGGTGGGCCGGTGGCCTTCCTCTCCCGCCACCGGCCCCTTCCCGCCCCGCGCATCAGCCCACTTTTGCCGAAAGCCCCGCTTATGACCGACACGCCCCCGATTGCCGCCGCCCCCGGCTCCTCCAGCCACACCTTCACCCTTGCCGCCCCGATCCTGCGCGGCGAGACCAGCATCGAGGCGCTGACCATCCGCAAACCCAGCGCAGGGCAATTGCGCGGCCTCTCGCTGCAAAACCTGCTCTCGCTCGATATCAGCGAGATCCTCAATGTGGTTCCCCGCATCACCATGCCGCCGATCACCGGGGCCGAGGCGGACATGCTCGATCCCTCCGATGTGGCCGAGATCGGGGGCGCGATCCGCGATTTTTTTATGACGGCGGGCGAGCGCAAGCTGCTGCAGATGGTGATCGAGCAGAACACGCCGAAGAGCTGATGGCCGACATTGCCGCCATCTTTCACTGGCCGCTGTCCGAGATTGCGGCCCTCACGCTGGACGAACTGATCCTCTGGCGCCGTCTGGCGGTGGAAAGCTGGAACCGCATGTGGGCGGGCAAGGAAGGTGAAGGATGAGCGACAAGAAGCTCTCGCTGCTGGTCAATTTCATCGGCATCGACAAGATGACCGGCATCATGAAGAACATCGTCGGCCTTGGCCGCGATGGCTCCAAATCGATCAAGGCGCTGACCGGCGAGACCAGGAAGCTCGATGCGCAGATGCGCGCGGTGCAGGCCGATATTGCCAAGGGCGCGGGCAATATGACCCAGCTCATCGACAAGGAGCGCGCTTTGGCCGCCCAGCTTGTCCTCACCAACCGCCAGCTCGAGCGGCAAAAGAAGCTGGCCGCGATTCGCGCCGACACCAATGTGATCCAGCGGCGCGGCGCCGATCTGCGTCAGCGCGGCCAGGACAACATGCTGGGCGGCGTCGGCATGGCCACGCCTTTCATCCTCGCCAGCAAGGCCGCGATGGATTTCTCGAGCGGCATGGTCGATATCCAGCAAAAGGCCGAACTGACCAACGCGGAAACCGCTCGCATGGCCTCGCGCATCCTCGATCTGTCCAAGGTGGCGCACCAATTGCCCGAGGATATGCGCAGCGGCATCGACACGCTGGCGGGCCTCGGCCTCGATCCGCGCAAGGCTATCGAGATGATCGGCCCCATCGGGCGCCTCGGCACCGCGTTTAAGGTGGACCTCGCCGACGGCGCCAATGCCGCCTTCTCCAACCTCAACAACCTCAAGGTGCCGATTGGCGAGACCGCCCGCGCGCTCGACATTATGGCCGCCTCGGGCAATGCCGGGGCGTTTGAGGTCAAGGATATGGCCCGCTGGTTCCCCTCGCTCACTGCCCAGATGCAGGCGCTGGGGCAAAAGGGCACGCCCGCCGTCGCGGATCTCGCCGCCGCGCTGCAGATCGCCCGACGCGGCGCGGGTGACGCGGATCAGGCCGCCAACAACATCCAGAACCTGCTCTCCAAAATCCAGTCGCCTGAGACGGTCAAGAAATTCGCCAAATTCGGCATCGACCTGCCCAATGCCCTCAAAAAGGCCGCGCGCGAGGGTAAGACCCCGCTTGAGGCCATCGCCGACCTCACGCAAAAGGCCACCGGCGGCGACAATGCCAAAATCGGCAACCTGTTCGAGGATATGCAGGCCCAAGGGGCTCTCCGCTCGCTCATCCTCAACATGGAGGATTTCCGCAAGATGCGCGCCGACATCGCGAACAGCGGCGGCACCGTGGACAAGGCTTTCGCCCAGCGCGAGGCGCAGGACGCCAGCATCAAATGGCGCGACTTCATGGGCACGGTCCAGCGCCTCGGCATCACGCTGGGCAACAGCTTCCTGCCCGCCGCCACCCAATTCCTCACCGCCGCCGATGGCATGATCTCCCGCGTTGCTGCCTTTGCGCAGGCCAACCCGCGCCTTACTTCGACGCTGATGACGTTGCTTGGCAGTCTGGTCGCCGCCCGCATCGGGCTGGGTGCGCTGCAATTCGCGTTTGGCGGCCTACTTGGTCCGGTGTCGGTCGCCTATCGCCTGCTGCGCAGCTATGAGGGCCTCGCGGGCGTCGTCGCCTTCTTCCCGCGCCTTGCCGCCGGTATGGGCATGGTCGCCGGGATCGGCCCCACGGTCACCACCGCGATCAGCGGCATCATGGCAGCGATCCGCCTGCTCGGCCTCTCGCTGATCACCACCCCTTGGGGCCTTGCCGCCTTGGCCGTGCTGGGTTTGGCGGCGGGCGGTTATGCGCTCTATGCCAATTGGGACACCATCAAGGAAAAGTTCGGCGGCGGCCCTGCCAAACCGACCGGCCCCGCGCCCAAAGCCAACTGGGCGGGCGCCAAGGTGTCCAACCCCTTCCCTGCCCTCGCCCCCGTCCGACCGGCGGCACTCGGCGCTGGCGGCGCGGCGCGCGGCCCGGTCACGCTCAATGTCTATCCCGCCCCCGGCCAAAGCCCCGATGCCATCGCCAATCACGTCATCCGCAAGATGGATCACGCGCAGGGCGTAGCGGGGCGATCTGACATGAACGGCGGGGACGGACGCTGATGGCTTTGCCTCCCACCGACAGCCTGATCGACCTGTCCACCCCGGTCACAATCAGCCAGCGCGACCTGCTCTCGCCCGCCGTCCTGATGTCGCTGGGCCTGTTCACCTTCGGCATGGAGCAGGCCGCCTATGACCAGCTCTCGCGCCGCATCGCATGGCGCCATGAACAGAACGACCGCTTCATGGCCCGCCCGGCCAGCCAGTTCGCAGGCCCCGGCGAGGATCGCGTCTCCATCGCTGGCGAGATCATCCCCGAAATCGCGGGCAATTACGGCGCGCTCACCTTCCTGATCGAGATGGGCGACAGTGGCGATGCCTTCCCGCTGCTCGACGGCCTCGGCACGCTCTGGGGTTTCTATCGGATCGATGGGCTGGATCAGACGCACCGGGTGATCATGGCGGGCGGTATCCCGCGCATGGTCGATTTCTCCCTCGAACTATCGCGGGTGGAATGATGGCGGCGAACAAGGCGGGCCTGCGCCTCACGCTCGACAATGGCGTTGATCTCGCGGCCAAGATCAACCCGCGCTTCCTCTCGCTGACCTTGGTGGAAAAGCGCGATGGGTCTGCTGACGAGCTGACGCTCTCATTGCAAAATGTCGATGGCAAACTGGCCGTGCCCAGTGCTGGCGCGATCCTCTCGCTCGCGCTCGGCTGGGAAAGCCGGTTTGACGATCATCCGGTGGGCCTGATCGACAAGGGCCGCTTCCGCGTTGATGAGGTCGAGGAAAGCGGCCCGCCCGATCAGATCGTCATCCGTGCCCGCTCGGCCGATCTGGCCGGAACCTATGCCAAGCGCCGCAACCGCGTCTGGCATGACACCACGCTGGGCGCGCTGGTCGGCGAGATCGCCGCGCGCCATGGGATCACCGCCCGCGTTCATCCCGATCTGGCCAGCGAACCCATCGAGGCGCTCGAGCAGCACAACAAGTCCGACATGGCCTTGGTGCAGGATCTGGGCAAACGCTTTGACGCCACCGCGACATGGAAGGACCGCAAGATCCTGATCCTGCCCAAAGGCAGCGCCACCACGGCGGGCGGCCAGACCATCCCGGTCATCACCCTGACACGGCAGGACGGCTGGAACTGGCGCTACATCCGCGCCGAACGCGGCGCGCAGACGGGCGTGGAGGCGCAATATCACGATGGCTCAACCGGCGCGCGCAAGACGGTGAGCGAGGGCAGCGGCGATGCCTATCGGCTCAAGCACATCTATGCCAGCAAGAGCAGCGCAACGCGGGCGGCGAAATCGAACCTCGCCAAGCGGCTGCGGGCGAGGAGCAGGTTCGAATATTATCTTGCGGTGGCCGATTGCCGGTTGCGGCCGAACCAGCAGGCCGCGCTCAACGGATGGAGCGTGGCGGTGAGTGGGACCAAGTGGCTGATCGAGAGCATCGATACAACGATGGATGCGGGTGGGATCAAGCAAATTATCAGGCTGGAGGGGACCTGACGCCTCAAAGGTAATCAGCCCCAGACCAATCTGGGCAATCTCAAGAAAACGGCATCAAAGCAATATTTTGATTATCTTTTTCACCAAGCTCCTAGTCTTCATAAAAATCTTATCGCACAACCCGTAAAATTACCACACCACTTCCCTCACAATTACCGCACCTCATTTTTTCTCCTAAATATTTACTCACTCCAGATCCGTTCCCCGTTCCATTGCAATTTCCGCAATCCACCTCCAAATCCTCATACTCAACTTCATCAAAGAACTCTTCATAATCTCGGCAATCTTCGTCGCCTTCGGACTCTTCATTGTCTTCTTGCTCTATTTCATCGTCACATTCTTCGCCATCCGTGCCAAATTTGTAATTATTACCGCCGCTGCTCTCGGCACTAAGGATGAGCGCAAGCTCATACGCCTTAGCAGTGAGCTCGGTTACCGGTTCGCCCGCGACAGCCCCCCCTTGAGCTCTATCAAATTGATTTTCCTCTAGACCCCTCAAATTGAAGTAATTATAGGTATACTCCCCCTTTTTACTTCGATTTATAACAGTAAACTTGACCAACATACGGTCATCAATATCTATAGCGCTGTACCTCATATGATGGCTATAGTAATCGAAATTGGGGTGAATTAACGCGTAGTTATCACTATTACCCCATGTAGAAGAGTCAATCTTGTTGACAACAAAGTCATCGTCATTTTTCTTATACTGCATGTTGCAGCGTTTACATGAGGCAGCAAGATTCCAGAGCGTAAAGCTGAGTTGACGATAGCCTTCCTTCGATTTCGGAAGGATGTGCTCCCGGTCGATCATAAAGTGCCCACCACCCTTCAGGCGTGTGCGGCAATAACAGCATCTCCCCCTATGCCGGGCAAGGTGATGGTCACGGATTTTATTCTTTGCACTCTTGATAGCAGCCTCGACGTCACCACCAGGCGTCCAGTCCCACGGCTTACTGGTGGCTAGCGCCGCACTAATTGCAGCAACCTCGTCAGCACTCAAAACGAGGGCATCAAGCTTTGGCTCATATGGATCGATCATGGCTCTCGACGCGCACTCGCATTACTGCTCGCAACTTTGTCCACAAGCTGCCGAACACCATCAAAGAACGCCCGCTGCCTGTCATCGAAACTTCGGCGCTCCATCCGTTCGATCAAGTCAAGAAGCCCTTCCTTCGATATCTCATCGCGCTCAAACCGCGCAATTTCATCAAGGACTTCCACGCTAACGAAATGGCTAGCGGGCGTTACAATGTCGAACGCTTTCCAAAGAAGCTCTTCGATACCGCTAGAAGGCGCTAACCTCCCCTTATCGCCCAAGGGCGTGGGCTCACCATCACACACTTGATAGACCGAAATAATATCGGAATTGCCAGTAATCGCCCCCGTAACAATCAGTGGAGAGTGCGTTGCTATCACAATCTTTCCGTTACGATAGCTCATAGCAGCAAGTAATTTATCGACATATTCGCGCTGCCAATTAGGATGAAGACTATTTTCCGGCTCGTCAATTATGACGATTGGACTTTCTGAAGCGTTAACAATCAGAAAAACGAATGATGCTATCAAGGAAAGTTGGCCAGAACTAGCATGCTTGAGTTCTATTACTTCTCCATCCTGCATTTGTAAGCAAACATCTATACCATCAAGGACTGCATATTTGATCAACTCTCGCTCTCTCCGCAATACGGACACGAAATCGTAAGTACGCGCATGGGCAAGAAATGGCTCAGCAGGATCAATCCAAAGTATATCGTCGCTGGAGTGGGTACGAAGTAAGTCAATGGCCGTCGCAAGGTCTCCCCTAACAGGGCCAATTTGATCGATCAACAAAGGGAAATAGCTGTTAATCCTGAACCTAAAGCCGAACTTTGGGCGATAACCACAATACTCCAAAATATTTTTTATCTGATAATATCTAGAGTCATTATTATCGGCAGTCTCTGCAACAGCTCTCTTGATTACATTCTGCGGTGAATTGCTAGATCGCCCAGCTGAAAAACGAATTACGCCGCGCATTTCGGCAAACCTATCATAGGCTGTATTGCAAATAATGATGACATTGCGGCGCTCGGTAATATCACCTGCCAATTTACGCAGAAGATTACTTTTACCCGAACCATTTGGCCCAACGAGAATTGCAACACCTTCTTGGGTACCAGCCAACGATGAGAGACCAAAAAGATCCAGCATATTATTCCACCCTCGACGTCAACACAATGGCCACACCCATAGCGGAGCGTTGCTCAAAACTTCTGCCAAAGTTCGCATCACTGATCGGTAGTGAAAGAAAATCCATCTTACCCCCGAGATACATTCACTCTACCCCACCAATGCCATTTCAAACACTTGGATCATCCATAAATTGAAGCCGATCAGACAAAAAGTGAACCCCAAGAAGCATCGTAATCATCAAATTCGCAAATGTCGCAAAAAACAAAAATACAAATAAAGACTTAATATATACCCAATAATCGCCTGAGAATGATATGAATTCAATGATCGGTACTTGAATGATCTTTGAAAAATATATAAATGACAGCATTGCTATAGAAATCAGCGATAGGTATCCAAAAAGATAGCAAACAAACTGCCTGTGCGTCAAAATTATGATAACAACAGAACCACGCTTATTTGTCCTTTTTAGAGAGGCCACTTCGCCCTTCATTCTATCATCCAACCCCTTTCTATCGAAAGTGGCGACGGCGGCGAGGGCCGCGATATAGAAAGCCGCGAGAAGATTGAGCAAACTGGCAATGTTCGGAATGACACCCTTATCTTCAAAGAGGCCAAATTTGACGTTAAATCTCCAGCTAAGAATGGTGATTACGACACCAATCGCGGCAGGAATCACAAAGTCGTACATTCGTTTTGAACGCAAAACAGTATCACCTTGCGAAATCATCAGATATCGCAACGGTGATCCTAATTGGCGCAAAACCCAAAGCACTACCAGTTCCCTTCGTTACCAATTTCCCTAACTATTCTCTCAACAATTTCCATATTCATTGAAGAGTAACAAGATTGAAGAAGATCATTGAAATCATCTATTAATTTCGTTCGAGAATACAAAGTCTCCATTGCATCTGCTTGCTCTAGTTCAAACTTAGGATGGGCAGATGTACCACCCTCCAAACCTTTTATCTCAAACTGGACCGCGCTAAAATTCTGCTCACGCCCCCAATCTGAAACCTGTCGAATGAAGTCCTTCGCTCGATCCCCACTCATATGAGCCGGACGAATCGTTAACTTTTGCTCGATTGATCGGAATGTCGATGGATCACCCGGTCCATTGTATTCCTCAACTTCCCGGATAAGATTAATTGCCGAAAGGAACCCCCTTTCAATGTCCTTTTTGAGGCTCGATGAGGGAACCCGATTGATAGTTAGGGCGGGCCGATATGACCGAACCACTTCGACATCCTGCCCACGCTGAATAACCATTTTCTCGAATTGATACTCGGGGTTATCGTCAGCCGCCTTCTTCAAAAGAGCGTCAAAGTACCTCTGCACCAAAGTGGTGGAAACGTTTTGCATCTTTTCAAAGCATGCGCGGTGTTTCCCATGCCTTTCATTCATATCTATGACGAGGTGTGCAGACCACCCCTGCACCTCATCTTCCCCCGGAGGAACGACTGTCACTGTTCGCGCAATTGGATTAATGAAACTGGGATGAACCACATCAGGGTCGCCCCTGTTCAACAGCAAGTAGCAATAGCGTCCCTCGGCACTGTAGGACAGATCTGCAATGTAAATGCAGTTCTTGATGTCCCCATCCTCATCGGGAGAACAAACACGCCCGTCCTGATCGAGGTGGACGAAGGCATTTCCATTCTGAAATGCCCCTTCCAGAATTTCGAGCACTTCGGTGAGAGACACATCCTTAGGTGCCTCCCGAGGAATGGGCTCTGGTGTCAGATGCCACATAAACACCCTACGTTGCGTTCTTGATGCAGCCACCAATCCCCCCCTATTAAACGTCGACCAACTCAAAAGGATCCATGCAGAGCTTCACATCTTCCGCACCACCGCGACGATCCGCCCGATGATGTGAACATCTTCCGGCATGACAAAGCGCGAGCGCACCGACTGGTTGTCTGAAATGATTTCGATCTGGCCCCCACGGGCCGGGCCGATACGTTTGATCATGCCCATGCCTTCATAGGTCATGGCCCAGATAAGGTCAGCGTTATCGACCACTTGCTGGCGGCGATCGATCAGGACGATGTCGCCGCTAACCATGGTCGGCTGCATGGAATCGCCCACGGCATGGGCAAAAAACAGATCCTCGGGCGGGCTATGGGTAAACGCGCGCAGCCATTCACGCGGAAAATGCTGCACCTTGTAGTTTGGCTCGCTGTCGAGAAAACTCGCCCCCATTCCCAAGGCGAGATCGAACTCTCGAACCGGCACAAGGCCCAAGTCCTCAGCGACAACCTCTATAGACGGCGGCGCGACATAGCCTTCGCTCGGATCATCGGTCTCGCCCGACAAATAAGCGGGCGTCGTGTGCAACTCTGCCGCGATTTTGTGGAGATATTTCGTCCCAACCTTATTACGATTAATCAGGTTGTTGATTGTCGGCTGAGCCACACCGACGCGACGCGCTAGCTCTGCCTGAGACAGATTGAGTGCCTTCAATTGGCTGTTGATTCGGTCCCCGATGCTCACGTCAACTGAGCTATAGAAACGGCTATAGCTATCCATATCGTATTTGGGATTGACGAGGCTATAGCTTTTGAAATATCTGGATGGCTATGACCGACGCGCCCACACCCTTTGAAGCCCTGCAAGCCGCGCTCAACAAGGCTGGCTCGCAATCCGCCCTCGCACGCATTTGCGGTGTTTCGCAGCCGTCCGTTTGGAAATGGCTGCAGACTCGCCGCGTTCCCCCAATCCATGTCCTGGCTGTCGAAACGGCCACCGGCATTTCCCGCCATCACCTGCGCCCCGATATCTACCCTCCCGAAATCCCCGCCGCCCCGGCCCGTTTCCACGGCGTAGATCACGGCGTCCCCCTCGTCGCGTTCAATCGCAGTGCGGCTTTGCGAGACGGGGCTTTGCGCGACGGAGCATCGGCATGACCCTGCGCCGCGAACCGCTCACCTATGAAAACACGATGCTGGCCGTGGCGCGGGTGCTGGGCTGGGATACGGTCGCGGGCATCTGCGGCGTGTCCTCGCGCTCGGCGCGCTATTGGGCCGAACCGGAATGCCAGAAACAGATCCGCATGATCGACGCCGAACGGCTCGACCGCGCCTTTGTCGAGGCGGGCGGCGATCATCGGCCCTTTCATCGCCTGATGACGATGCGGCTCGATATTGCCGATATGGCCGCCAATGCTGCGCTGGCTGATCTCTCCACACTGGCCGCCGTCGCGGCGAAGGAGGCGGGCGAGGCGATCTCGGCCCTGATCATCGCCGCCCAATCGGGCGACCGCGCCAGCATCCGCAATGCACGCAAAGAGGCCGAAGAGGCCATCCACGCCCTGCATGCCAGCGTTGCCGGCATCGAAAGCCGCGAGGCCCGCGCATGAGCGGCGAAGGCATCATCCGCAATCAGCCCCTGATCCACGCCCCGCTGTCATTGCGCCTACGCTCGGGCGGGGCGCAGGCCAAGGATAAGGCCTTCATCACCTGCCCCAAATGCGGCGCGCCCATGTTCGTGCGCGACAGCATGCGCCACAACGAAACCGTCAAGCATCTGATGACCCACTGCACCAACACCGGCTGCGGACTCACCGGCATGCATGAACTGGTTTTTGTCCATTATTTCAATCCCGGCATGGTGGATCGGTCCGATCTCAATCTGGTCGCCTGCCCGCGTGACAAAATCCCCCACGTCCTGCCGCCCCCGCGCGATGAAGCCGACGATGGGCAAATCTCCATGTTCGACCGCCCCTAACCGCTTGCGAGGTCCGCCATGTCCATGCCCAAAGCCGCCGCCGCCATCGCCACTGTCTCCCTGCTCTTCACCACCGCCCTGCTGGCCATCGACCGCGTGATCGCGGGCGCGGTGCAATGCGGCGCGCTCTCCTGCCTCAACGCCTGATCGCCATGGCCTGCCCTTCCCCCTCCCCGCGCGGCGCCGCGCTTTGGACACTGGCCATGGTGCTGGCCGCGCTCCTGGGCGCGGCATGGGCCGATTGGCATGCGCCCCACAATTCCCGCCCGCCGAGTCGCACCGCCCCGATCAGCGCCACAGGCGCGGTCGGGGCCCCCTTGCCCGGCGCTCCTCTGCCCGGCGCCTCCCTGTCCAGCTCCGTCGCATGACGCCCCCGCGCCCGTGGAAACCCGAAGGCTGCGCCGATTGCGGCCTGCTCCACCCCACCCACAGCCTCAACGGATCGCACGGCCCATGGCGCTGCCGCGATTGCCATGTCGAGGCGCAGCAAAAGCACAGAAAGACGCTCTGATGGCTGTTCAGCCCGCCCGCGTGCGCATGGTCGAGGCCCAGCGCATCCTCAAAGCTGCCCGCAATTCGGGCCTCACCCCCAAACGCATCCGCGTGCATGACACCGGCTATGACATCATTTTCGATGATGACGGCCTGCCCGGATCGATCCTGCCCAATCCATGGGATGCGGAGCCGAAACAATGACCAAGCGCCGCTGGCTCCCGCCCAACGTCACCCGGTATCAGGATAAAACCGGCCGCTGGCGCTACCGCTATCGCAAGGCGGGCAAGGCTACCTACAGCTTCCGCGCCGCGCCCGGCACGCCCGAATTCCTCGCCGAATATGAAGCGGCAAAGGCGGGCCAACCGGTGGGCGCGGATCGCGTTGCCCCCGGCTCGGTCGATGCCCTCTGCGCGGCCTATTACCGCTCGCCCCGCTGGCAATCGATGCAGGCCAGCACGCAAAAGACCTATCGCAGCATCATCGAACGCTGGCGCAAGGTCCATGGCGACAAACCCTTCGCGCGCCTCGAACCCCGCCATGTCGATGCATGGCTGGCCGCGATGAGCGACCGCCCCACCGCCGCCAACAATCTGCGCAAAGCGCTGATGCGACTGTTCCGCTATGCGGTCCGCATGGGCTGGATCGCGCGCAACCCGATCTCGCCCACCGAACCCTATCGCATCAACAGCGAAGGCATCCACGCCTGGACCGAGGACGAGATCGCCGCCTTTCAGGCCAAATGGCCGATGGGCACGCGCGAAAGGCTGGCGCTTGAACTGATGCTGTGGACCGGCCTGCGCAAAAGCGACGTCATCCGCCTCGGCCCGGCCCAGCGCCAGGGCGACCGCTTCCACCTGCGCCACACGAAAAACAAATCGGACACGATCCTGCCGGTCTCCCCCGACATCGAACGCGCCATCACCGCGCTGGACCCGGCCTATGCGGGCGGCGAAACCTATCTCATCACCGAATTCGGCAAGCCCTTCACCTCGGCGGGCTTCGGCAACTGGTTCCGCGATCGCTGCGATATGGCTGGCCTGAAAGGATGCAGCGCCCACGGCCTGCGCAAAGCCCTCAGCCGCCGCATCGCCGAAGCTGGCGGCACCTCAAACCAAGGCCGCGCCGTCACCGGCCACAAGAGCGACCGCATGTTCGCCCACTACTCGCAAAGCGCCGACAAAGCCGCCCTTGCCGATACGATTTTGGCGAACCTTTCCGAAAAGTTCGCCAAATCAAACCGCCAAACCCATGAAAATTAAAGGATTTCACATGTACTTTGGTGAGCCCAGCTGGATTCGAACCAGCGACCTACTGATTAAAAGTTAGTGTTGATTTGACCAAAAGCCGAGGGAACCCTAACCGTAACTTAAGCAAATTAGGGATTATAGTAATCCCTAGCTATCACAAATCATCCTTGCTTTTATCAAATCTGATGCCTATCTGATGCCTGAGGCTAAAGCGAGCATCAGAATATGGCGAAGGCACCGATCACCAAGCGCACCGTGGATGCCGCCAAGCCCGGCCCTGCCGAGTATGTGATCTGGGATGATGGCGGAAAGGAAACCATCAAGGGATTTGGCCTCAAGGTCACGCCAGCCGGAAGCAAGGTCTATATCTTTCAGTACCGCCTTGCGCGTGCTGGCTTGGCCGACAAGACCGCTCCGCGCAAATACACCATCGGCAAGCATGGCCCGCTAACGCCCGATCAAGCCCGCACGAGGGCCAAGGAGTTGGCAGCCATGGTCGAGCAGGGCATTGACCCGCGCCAGTCAGAACTGGACGCCATAACCGCCCAGGACAACGCCAAGCGTGAAGCTGCGGAGAAGGCCCGCCTTGAAGGTGAACTGGCTTTTGAACGGCTGGCTCCGACCTTTCTCGATTGGTACGAGAATGAAAAGGGCCGCCGCCCGTCCAGTGTTGCGATGGCGCGCCTCGTGGTAAACGGCTACCTGCTGCCTAAGTTGACCGGCAGGCCCCTGCCCCATATCGCTCGCGCCGACCTGCAACCGATCCTCGATGGCATCCCTACCAAGAAACGTGGGATGCGACGCGCCGTGTTCGCCTATGCCTCAATCTTCTTCAGCTGGGCGCTTAAGCGCGGCGACATTGATGAAAACCCGCTGCTGGCGATGGCCAAGCCCGAGGCTCCCAAAGCGCGCGATCGTGTTCTGGCCGATACCGAACTTACAGCGATCTGGAACGCCAGCAGCACACTGTCAGATCCCTTTGGGCAATTCTTCCGCCTGCTGATGCTGACCGGCCAGCGCCGGAGCGAAGTTGCTGGTATCGCGTGGTCGGAACTGGATCGGGCCTCCGCTACATGGATCATCCCCGCCGACCGGGCCAAGAACGGCGTGGCCCACCTCGTGCCCCTCACGTCTCATGTCGTGGAAGAACTGGACCGGCTGGCAATGGCAGCACAGATGAAGGCCGATGCCAAAGCCGAGAAGGCCAAGGCCACCACACAGGAACCAGACCCCAAGCGCTGGCCCAAATCCGGCCCGGTGCTGACCACCACCGGCCGCACACCGATTAGCGGCATCACCAAGGCGAAGAACGCGCTGGATACGGCCGTCGCGGAGGCACGAAAAGAGGATGGCGGCGCAATCCCGGCATGGCGCATCCATGACCTTCGCCGCACCCTTGCCACGGGCTTCCAGCGGCTTGGCGTGCGCTTTGAAGTGACCGAGGCGGTGCTGAACCACGTGTCGGGCGCCAAGGCGGGCGTGGCGGGTATCTATCAGCGTCACGATTGGGCCGAAGAGAAGCGAACCGCGCTGGAAGCATGGGCGCGCCATGTCCAAGCCATCGTGACGCCAGCCGAGAAAACCAACGTCGTGCCCATCCGCAATGCCAAGCAATCGGCAGGGAGTGTGTAGTTTTTTACACAACATTTCTTGCCCTCCATCCCTCTAGCATGTAGAATACTACTCATGGAACGAGACAGCAGACGGATCATCCGGAGGCTTGAAAGCGAAGGCTGGGAACTGGTTTCCACACGCGGATCGCATCACAAGTTTCGCAAGGACGATAGGATCATCATCGTTCCCCACCCCAAGCGGGATTTGCCTTTGGGCACGGCCCGCAACATCGCAAAATTCGCCGGGTGGCTGTGATGCCAGCCGGAAAGGCAGGAAGCATGAAGACCTTTTTCGCACTGGTGCATAAGGACGCAGACAGCGCCTATGGCGTCACCTTCCCCGATCTGCCGGGCTGTTTTTCGGCGGCGGATGATCTGGCGGATGTGTTGCCCAATGCCTGCGAGGCGCTGGAACTGTGGTTCGAGGATGAGCCGATGGTGGAACCGCGCGCCCTCGATGCCATCACCACCGAAGTTGCGGAGGAATTGGCAGCCGGGGCCTTTCTGCTGGCCGTGCCCCTGCTGACCAGCGCCGGGCGATCCGTGCGCGTGAACCTGTCACTGGACAAGGGCATTCTGGAGGCCATCGACACAGCCGCCAGCATGCGCAAACTGACCCGCAGCGCCTTCATCGTCGAGGCCGCGCGGAACGAGATTCGCGGGTTGCATTAGGCAGCGCGCGATAAAACGGGCCAGTCGGGAAATTGAGCCTTCCCGACCGGCCCTGACCACAAACCGACTTACAAGGAGTCGATACCATGGCTGACAATGCCCCTAACACGCCTGCCGCGCCTGCGGCTACCTTCGACGTTGCCGTTTGGCTGTCCCGTTTTGAATCAGTGGGCGGCAACTATCTGGCCACAAAGAGCCAGACGAGTTTCTGCCTCGCATGCGAAGACGTTGCACCGGGACAGAGTCCCGCACATGCCATGCTGCGCGAATTGACCGATCAGCAGCGCGCCGCAGTGGTTACACATATTCGGGCGCGGGCTGGCCTTTCGCCCACTTCACAAGAAAAGACACAGCAACCTGATTTGAACGCTATCCCTTTGGAGAAGCTTAGCGAACCGGCTGGCAATGCCGTTCCATCGAGCGGGCAAACCCTCGATCAAGAGTCAGAGGGATCGCAAAACATGGACATGACGCACGCATTCGCACCAGTTCTGGCCACGCAGCGCCCCAAGGATTGGGATAGCGCGCTCGCCGAATATGAGGCCGCGCAGGCATGTTCGAACGCCCTTCGCGAAAGCAATCCACTTTCAGATGCTGCTCGGGACGCTTGCTGCGATGCGTTGGACCACCTTATAGAAAATGTCCGCGCGCCCTCACTTGAGGCGTTGTCTTATAAAATTGGCCTGTCTCAAAAGCATTGGAAAACATGGGGGCGCCCGGAAGAGTGGCTCCAAGCATTCCAGGCGGATCTGGACAGCCTGGCGAAACCCGCATTGTCGGCAGCATCCTGCACAAAGCCGGATTTGGCTGACAACAGCGCAGCGGATGAAACCGAACGGAACGGCTGGGATCAACTCTTCAAGGCTTACCAAACAGCAAAGGCAGCCGAGGATACCTATGATGCCGACGTCTGGAGCCCTGCCCAAAAGCGCCAGGACGAATTTGAAGAGATGGTAGGTATCCACGGGCACACGCATGAGACTGGTGAAAAGCGCCGGGCGCTGATGGCGAAATTTCCCAACGAATATGTGCCCCATGATGTGAACAGAGAAATAGAGCGATTGCAGGGGGTGCGAATCGACCTAGAACGCGCACTGATGGACATGCCTGCCCCCGATCTGGATGCCCTTCGATGGAAGCTCAGTTTGCAAAGGCGGCTGAGCGAGGACTTTGTCATCGCGCCTGAGGTTCTTGACATGATCTTGGCGGAACTTGATCGGTTGTTCGGCAAGGCGGCGAGCCCCTGTGCTTATTTCGCCGAGCTCGACGCCGTTGATGCTCTGGCACAGCAAGTCGATACCGAGGGCTTTCCGGCCAGCGAAACCGACCGCTGGGAGCAATGGTCGATGCGCGTATGGCGCGAAATTGAGGCTCTTCCGACAACGCAAGAGAATGCCCCGATCAAGGCCCGGGCGGTTTTGTCGATCATTGGAGGCGATCTTGAAGGCCTCAATGATGGACAGACCACCGCATGTCGCTTGATCCGCCAGATCGTACTTGCATTGGGCAGGCCGCCAGAGAGCGCGGCGATTCGTCCAGATTTACCCCTGCCGAATACAGGTTTTGCCGCCGCTGCCGAGGTAGACCTTACGGCCGCCGAAAAAGCTGCCGATGCAGCTGGAGATGTGTTTTACGCGGCGCTGGAAAAGCTGTTTGCCATTCCAGCTCCTGATTTGTCGCACGTGCTGGAAAAGATGGAACTTGCCCATCAACACGGCGAGGAATTGAATGCCTTCACCCACGTGATGGGCGATCTGCGGCGATTGATCGGTGACATTACGGCCAACTGCGAACACCGCATGGCGGCCTGATCTGGATAAGTAGGAACGGAGCACTTACATCGTTGACGGGGATAGGACGGCCATCCGACAAGCGCGCATCCCACGCGCTTCCCCGCCATCACTTTGGGAGTCGCGAGGGAGGCGGGTATGGTACATGAGCGCAACATTGATGACGCCCAGCCATCTCCACAATCTGCGAGACGCGAACGTAGACGAGCACAGGCGGTGCCTGCGTCAACTTCCAACGAAGCAATGATTGCCAGCTGTGTGAAAGTGGCACGTGACGCTCAGCCGGGCAGCGGTCGAGCGCTCGAGGCCGCTCAACAGGCCATATTCATGAGTATAGTGGACACAATGCAAGCCCTTCAACCTGCGTTAGCGCCATTACTAACAGCGGACGATCCAGGGGACCCGGCCGCGACCCGAAAGTCGTGGATTGCCAAAGTCCGTTTTCTCAATGGTTGTTTGGCGCTTCCTGATTTGCAGGGCCTATCCATCGCACTCCAAGAATTGGAGCGAGGAGTAACTGCCGAAGCCCTGCGCCCTTGTGGGAATATGCAGGGCGGAAAGTCCGGAACCGAAAAGTTGCGCCTAATGGCTTATGTTGTTGAGGCGGCAGACGAATTAAAACGTCGTTGCGCCAAGGACGAGGCATATCGAGAAGAACTCAAGGCGTCGGAAGCCTCCTACTCAACCGTTGAAAAATATCGCAAAAAGATTTGCGATGTGCCCGAATTTGCTCCCCGTCTCGGCTGGCGTCTTCATTGGCAAGAGGAACCAGAAGTTGTCCTGCAACGGCTGATTTGGGCCATAAAATCTCTCGAAAAAAACACATAAAATCAATTACGTCACAACTTTTCTGAGAAGTTATGACGCGCTATCTTGATGCGCACGGGCAAAATCTGCGTAGATCAGACTGCTATCAACCATCGGGAGATAGCATTATGACCCCTGAAATTCTCGATACCGCTGGCGCCGCCGAATATCTCAGCCTGTCCACGCCCACCTTGGAGCGCATGCGCCTGACTGGCGCTGGCCCGGTTTTCGCCAAACTCACCCCCGGTAATCGCGGCCCGGTTCGCTATCGCCGCTCCGACCTGGATGCATGGGTTGCCAGCCGCTTGATCCGTTCCACCAGCGAGCAGGCGGCCTGAACCATGAAAAGCAAAGCCCCGCACCAAGGGGGCGAGGCTTCGCGGAATAGCTGTGGCGGCATTTCCTGCGATACCTTTACCCTCTCCGCCTACCGCGCGCAACACATTGCCAGCCGGCACGCCCTCCCCTTCGAAACCGCCGCCCTTGTTGCTGCGCTGGCCTTCGGAGGTGCGCACCATGGGTAATCGCCCCACTCGCACCAGCCGCGCAGCATATGCTGCCATCGATCCGGTTGCTGGCCGCCTGCGCGCCCTTGCCTATCGCCTGATCCATGAGGCGGGCGAGCGTGGCATGACTGCGCTCGAAGTCGTCGACGCCTCCGGCCATGACCGCTGGGGCATTCAACCCCGCATCTCTGAACTGGTCAGCGCCCGCGCCGTGGTCGATTCCGGCCACACACGCACCAATCCATCCGGCAGGCAGGCTATTGTCTGGGTCCTGCCGGAATATGGCCCCGGGCGGGACGCGGTGCCCTTTGGCGTTGCCGCCGAACATGTGATGCAGTCGCTCGCGGCAAAGATGGAAGGGCGCAACAATGAGTGAAGCCCCCTCCCCCATGCTGGGTAATATCGAGGCCGAAGCGGCCTTGCTGGGCACGCTGCTGATGGACAATGGCGCCATCGAGGCCGCCGCTGATCGCCTGACCGGGCCCGACTTCATCGAACCGCTGCACGGGCGGATCTTTGAAGCAATCACCCGCGAAAGCGCGCTTGGCCGGTCGGTGTCGCCCATCACGCTCAAACCCCATTTCTTGGATGATCCGGCGATGCAGGCGCTGGGCGGCACGGCCTACCTGATGCGGCTGGCCAGCGACGGTCATACCCTGATCGCCACCGGCACACTGATCGAGCAGATTGCCGACCTGTCGCGCCGCCGGGCGCTGCGGGCGGGACTGATCGACGCCGCCGGAGCCTGCGCGGATCTGGCCCAGCCCCTGCCCGAGATCGTAGCCCATGCCGATGCAGCGCTTATTCTGCCGGAGGAAAGCCGCGAGGCGCGCGAAATGTCGGCAGACGAAGCGCTGGCGGCCATGCGGGAAAACAGCGCCACGAGCGGGCCGGGCGTGCTGTGCGGGGCCATCCCGCCCGCCGATGAGGCATTGGGAGCCCTGCGCCCGGGCCAACTGGTGGTGATCGCGGCTCGGCCGGGCATGGGCAAAACCGCCTTTGCCATCAGCTATGCCGCAGGCGCGGCGGCGCGGGGCCATGGCGCGCTGTTCGTCAGCCTTGAAATGCCGGGTGAGGATCTGGCCGAACGGCTTGCCAGCGATCTGGCCTATGGCGTCGACGGCAAAGAGGCCGTGCCGTATCACCTGATACGGTCCCGCGAACTGTCGGACTGGCAGCGCAGGCGCCTTGGGCAAGTGGAATATCAAGCCCGATCCCTGCCCCTGCACATCACCGACCCGGCCCAGTTGCGCATCGGCCAACTCGACCAGCGCGTGCGCCGTTTCGCCCGGCGGCTGGCCGCCAAGGGGCAACGCCTCGATCTGGTAGTGGTCGACTACCTGCAATTGCTCCACCCCGACAGCCGGGGCCGCAGCGAATATGAGGCCATTTCCGAGGTGTCTCGCATGCTCAAGGCCATCGCCAAACGGCACGGCGTGGCCATCATGGCGCTGGCCCAGCTTTCGCGCGAGGTCGAGAAGCGCCCCGACAAGCGCCCACAACTGGCAGACCTGCGCGGATCGGGCCAGATCGAGCAGGATGCCGACATTGTCGCCTTCCTGCTGCGTCAGGAATATTATCTGAGGCAGGCAGAGCCCAACCCGGGCACCGTCGAACGTCTGGCATGGGAAACCGCCTTAGAGGACGCCACAGGCCGTCTTGAGCTCATTGTGGCGAAGAAGCGGGCCGGACTTACCGGCAACGCCTTCTGTCGCTTTGA